TCTGAAGCAGAATATGAAGTGATGAAGGTCATATGGAAACAACGCGCCCCCCAAACCGACAAGAAAAACACAAATTTATTTTAAATTGAATTTCGGGGGGTTCCCCCCCCCGCCTGGGAAACTCCAAAGCCCGCTCTCCGGCTTCCCTTCCAACAGCAGGCGGAAGGTCTCCCGCCCCCGCGGCGTCACCAGCGTCTGCACGCCTCCCTTTCCCGTTTCCCGGTCAAACCATTCCTTTACCTCGAAGCATTCGTTGTTGGGCCGCGTGGCATAGGGCAGCAGTTTCCCGCTCTTCCCCCGGAACAGGTACCGGTTTTCCAGCAGCCAGCGGATGAATGCCTTTTCCCCCACGCTCAACAGCTTTGCCGTCTCCCGCAGGCTCAGAAGCAGGTTCCGCTCCACCAGCTCGTTGAAGTAGTCGATTTTGGGCTGCTGAACCGCCAGCTCCCTGGCCAGGAGGGCCCGGTCCCGCTCCGCCACCCTGCGCCCCTCCTGCTCCTCCTTCAGCCGCTGGGCCAGCCGCAGCAGGAAGTCCGGGCTTAAAAGCGCCTGTTCCAGTGTGTGGGGCGTCATGTACGCCCCGTGCTTCCGGACAGCGGGCAGCACCTCTGCCGTCACCCACCGCCGGAACTTCTTCGCCCCCGGCAGCTTGCTGGACAGCACCAGGGAATACAGGCCGCTCTCGTTGATGATGGTCATACCCCGGTTTGGAATATCAAAGGTCGCGTTTCCCGACCCCCCGGCTAACCCGTCGTTTTGACGGGTTAGAATTTTTTTGTCCTCTTCGTCAACATGCTTTCTAAGCGCCTGGTCAGTATCGCTGTACCCCAGCGCCTGGGCCACATCCTTGCCCACCAGCCAGGGCTCCCCGTCGAGTTCGACGGTGCGCACCGCCCCAAACTCCTGGTTCTCAAAAATCTGCATTTCCTTCATAATCTCCGGCCTCCTCCGCCGGCTTCCATGGGTTATGTGTCCTCTTCTGTTTCTGTCCTCTGATGTATAAGCATTCGCACCAGCTCGCCCTGCTCCTTCTCCATGTCACAGACCTCATGAAGAATCACACCGAGCATGGTCTGGATATCCAGCGCATGAGACCGGATAAGCTCACGGTAAGGGCCGAACATCCCCTTCTCCCGGATGAAAAATCCCAACTGGGTGTCCACCGCGTCCACGAGAACCCGCAGCGTATCAAACCCGGCCCGCACGTCCTCCGCTTTCCCTTTCGCCGAATCCACCATGATAAAACCCTCCTATTGCTTTTCCGTTGCCTGCCGTGCTATAATAGCCCCGGAGACGAGTTTTGGGGTGGGGCCGGGTCTCCCCGGCCCCCGGCCGTTACTTCGGCCAGACGCTTAACAGCGCCTCATGCAGTGTGGAGAAGGACTTTCCGCCGCAACTCCACGTCCCGTTCTGGAACCGCATGACCTCGCCTCCTTCTGCCGCCCGCGTCACCGGGCGGCTTTTATTTGTCTTGGGGTTGTCCCCCTTGACTGTTTTAATTTTACACGATTATCCGTGCTTTTTCTATTGACGATTTACACGAAAATCAGTGTTTTATTTTATCTGTTTTACACTTGTAATCGTGTATTTTAAGTAGTATAATGGACAACATGAGAAGGGAGGGACGATCGATGCCGATTCGGTACACAAAAGAAATTCTTCCTTTGCTAAAAGCCGCTGGGTACAACACAACGCGGTTAAGGCGTGAAAGAATACTTTCAGAAAGCACGATACAAGCATTAAGAGATGGCAAAGTTGTATCTACTGATAACCTTTCACGTATTTGTGCTATGCTCCATTGCCAGCCAGGCGACATTTTGGAGTACACAGAAGATGATGCCGGATAAAGGTGATAAGATGGCAAGCACGGAAGCACAAAAGCGGGCAGTAAAAAAAGCACAGGCAAAGTGTGATGCAATTATGCTGCGGCCCCCAAAAGAGGAGGGCGCGGCGATCCGCGCCGCTGCCTTTGCTGCTGGGCAAAGTACCCAGCAGTATGTCTTACAGGCGGCTCGGGAGCGCATGGAGCGGGAGGCCGGGGAGTAATCCCCGGCTTTTTCGCGCTCCGGGCGGTGCTACAGGTTGTCCACGGAGAGCTGGAAGTCCTCCATGGCGTCGACGAAGCGGCCCCCCACCCGGACAAAGACCCAGCTCCCGGTCTGATACTCCTTGATTTCCTGCGCGGTCATATCCGCCGTCTCAATGCCCTGGGAGCGCATCCACTTTTCCTGAGCCTCCACGTCGATCTCCGCCCAGCTCTCTCCGGAGGAGAGCACCCCCTGGCCCTCCAGCTCGGCCAGGAAGGTCTGGATGGCGGTCACCAGGACGCACTTGTTGTCGTAGGTGTTGGCGTACCGGCCCACATACTGGTCCTGGATAGTGGTGCGCAGATAGTAGGTGAGGAGATCCATCCCCTCCACGATCTTGATCTTGCTCCAGTCCGCCTTCCCCGTGGCGGGGATGGTGGTCAGGGAGTTGACGCCCCGGGCGACCTTGGCCTTGACGCCGTCGTGGATCAGGATGAGCTTGCCCGCTTTGATGGCCGCCTCCTGTTCCTGTGTGGAGCGGGGCGTCACGGCGGTCAGCTCCGTCAGGGGGGCGTAGGTGGCCGACATGCCCGCGGGGATGCCCGCCAGCACACCCGCGATCCGGCTGGCGTACTGCCCCGCGGTGTAGGTGGCCGCCCCCTCCGCAATGGCCCCGTCGGTCTCGGCGAAGTCGATAATCCCCATGTCGTCCGGGGCCTTGGCGGCGTTGGGCTCCACCAGCTTCTCGGTGAAGTAGGCCGCCCTCCGGTCCTTGACCCACTTCTCCAGCGCCGTCAGCTCGGCGGCCGTCGCGTCGGGCGGCCCGGCCAGGTAGTCCAGCGTCAGCCCCTCAATGCTCTTGAGGCCCGCCTCCAGGGCGGTGGTGTCCTCCGTGCCCGTGGCGATGACCACCGCCACCACCTTGCTGGGGCCGCCCCGGTCGCTGCCGGTGAACGCCCTCCTGATGTAATTCTGGTTTTCCTGCCCCAGCTCAGTGGGAATCAGCGCCGCGCTGGAAAGCTGGTGGACGCCCTGGGCCTTGGCGTCCCGTACAAATACGCCCACATAGCCCTTCTTGCTCCGGTTGGCCGCCTGCTGGGCGGCCGCCTGGAAAGTGATCGTCAGGCTGGGCAGCCCGATTGTCGTCGCCATCGTATCATCCTCTCTTGCGTCAAAGCGCAGTTCGTTCGATTGCAAAGTGCTCCATCTTTGGGGTGTCCGCCGCCTCCGGGTCCTGATAGCCCGGCCGGGCGTCCACCCACTGGAATACGGCGCTCACCTCGGCAAAGTCCGGGTTCCCAAGTCCACGGTTTGCCTGCACCGTCAGGGCCCGGTCCTCCACCTGGAAAAAACCTTGGGCAAACAGGCCCATCACTGTGTCCTGCCGCTGATTCAGCGCCTTCCGGCTACTGTCATGGTAGGCGTCCGCCTCCACATAGCAAGTGACTAGAAGTGTCACGCTGCGGCGTACCAGTCCGATGTTGACATCGGATTGCTCCGCCTTCTGGCACTCCAGGGTAAAGGAGGGCCGCCGGAAGTCCTTGGGAAGCTCGTCATAGTAGACCGGCTCTCCCGGATAGAGGCGCTTCAGCGCCGCCTCCACGGCGTTCATCAGCGTATTGGTTGTAAGCATCTCAATAATCCACCTCATCCGCAATCCGGCTCAGCACCCGGTCCGCCGCTTTCAGCGCGAGCTCCAGCGCCTTCGCCTTTGTCCAGCTATAGAATTGCCGGCCCTTGACATATCCGGCGGCTGAGGCCCGCGTGACTCCGGCCCGCCCCGCCTGGTTCCACGCCTGGCTGCTTCCGGCCGCCGGCCTGCGGGTGCCGTGCCCCCGCTCCAGCCACCGGGTGACCTGCTTTTTGGACACGGGCTTTCCCTTCCAGGTGTGCTGCGTTTCCCCCGCCCTGGGCTGGGCCGTCCCTTTTCCGGGAGAGAGGGCCGCATAGCCGCCCTTGCTGCCCACCCGCAGCTCCTGCCAGGTGCGCACGGTGCCCTTGGCCCCATCGGCCAGCTCCGCCGCGCCGATCTGCGTGTTGAGCTCCCTCTGGACGGCCGCGCCGGCCTCTTCCACCGCCTGCCGCCGTGCGTCCGGCACTGCCTGGAGGAGCTCCTCCCAAAAGCGGTTGAACTGCTCCAGCCGCGCCCGGTCCATGCGCGCCGTGCTGCTCACAGGTCCACCGTCCTTCCGATCTCATACTCGTTTTTAAATGCATCCAGCTCGTGGGGCGCCAGGATCTCCCACAGCGCCCCACGCGCCTCTACGAGCCCGCCGGGCGGGAGGGTGACGGCCTTGGGCGTCACCAGAACCAGCCCCAGCTCGTTAACCGACATGGGCCACTCCTGGCCGTGCCGGACATACTTCTCGGTGAGCACCCCCGGAAAGGTCTGTACCACTGTGTCCCGCTCCGCCATCTGCCGCACCGTCTCCACCCTGACCACCGCCGCGTCCACCTCCAGGTGGTTGCGGCCCATGGGCGTGATCGAGGTCAAAAACAGGTGGGTATCACCCCAGCGGAGGGCGTGGTGGAGGGTGAGGGGCTGCCGCCGCACGATCACGGCGGCGTTCCTGGCCCCGATGCCCACCTTGGAAAACAGGTTGGTTTTCGGCTGTAACGTGATGGAGGCCCAGGTCCGCCGGGCGGGCACCCACTCCCATACGCCGGGCGCGGTCTCCCGCAGCTCCAGCACCTGGGCGGCCTTATTCAGCTTCCCTGCGTCGATGTAGTCTGCCATTGCCTCACACCTCCCCACCCCCGGATGTGTCCAACTTGGACACATCCGGCTCTGTTAGCTTGAGCTGGGTGAGCAGGCGCCGGAAGGCCGGGTTGTCATTGACAATCGTGCCGGTGATCGTAGCCTCCCGCAAGTCGAAGTCCCGCAACACCATGAAGTTGACGCACAGGTCGTACTGGGCCCGGCGGGGGGTGCCCTCCTCCGGCTCAGACACCCCCGCCTGCTCCAGGTAGCCCACCGCCGCGTCGTACAGCCCCTCCAGGGTGAGCAGCTCCTCCGCGGTTGGCTCCTCGATGCGGCAGTAGGCCAGCAGGCTGGCCCGCCGCGCCTCGCTCAGCGCCATGGGTTAGCCCCCGCCCCCGGTCTTGGGCAGCGTGGCCACCACGAAGCCCTTGTCC